AGGTGCGCCGCATCACAGGAATGTACCCAGTTTGGAGAACACCCTTGGGCAGACTTCCTGCTACAGATTTGGTCTGTCTCTTCTGACAAGGTTAGATAGATTAAGCTGCCTCCCATGTGGGACCTTACGCGGTGCTTGGTGGTGTTGTAATAAGACTGTAACACTGGGAACCCTAGAGGCGTTGTCCATCTCACAGGTAGTGTCTGGGACGTCCCATCAGGTAATGCATGCTTAGTCTTCGCTACCATAGAAGCTGAGGCTGTTAACCACTCCATCAACTGAGCTGGACGCTTAACAGAATCCACAACAGCATCCCAAAGCAACCTAGCAATGTATGAAGCAGCTCGGAACCCATCGTCATAACTAAAGGGGAAGTCCTTACCTGACTTAACACACTCTCTCTTCAGTGGACGCATCAAGTCCTCAATGATTTGCTCACGGAATCCAAACTGCTTGGAACCATAGGCGTAACACATCACACTGCGCTTACTTTGTGAGCGTCCGAACCCAAACTTCAACCACTCAATGGCTAACTCAGTGTATGTAGGCACTGGTTTTCCCATATTGTTTACCACTACATCTCCCCAAAAGCCTGGAGGTTGTTGTGAGTCCACCACTAGGGCCTTAACCACCTTGTCTGCTACGATTTGGTAGATGTCTTGAGGCGTATCACTCGGTAAGATGTTGACCGTCACAGCAGTGCTAGAACAGCGCATAGCCATGCTTAGATTTTGAAGACCGCTACAACTGCCATCTCTACAAACTACAGTATGTGACACGTGGTCAGCACCGTTATCTAAGTAGCCTACATAGTCTATGCATGCAGCAACAAACTGCAGCGGCTTGTCAGCTTCAGCCCAACCACGGTTTTCCCAGGGGTTCTCTGCACACGCTCTGATGAAACCTTCGTTGTCATCACACCACTGAACACGTGCGTCCATAGTTTTCTTTGAAGCACGGTCAAAGTCACCCAGGTTCGCTAGGTGAATAGACAATTCGCGTCCACCTGTTTCACCTAAACGCTTGCCTTCAGAGAATTCCATAAGAGACTTAGCTTCATCCGGTCCCATACCATTCAAGACACCTGACACACTGTATATACGCCCACGGAAGTCCACGTTATAACCTAGATACCAAGCGTCAAACTCTGAGTACTCTTCTGCAAGGTCCAATAGAGTATGAAAAGATAAACGCTTAGCACCCTGCTCTCGGTTAGACACGCGCACTCTGTTCTTCTCCTGGATGTAAGCGGCCTTCTCCTCAATGGTTGCTATATCGTAATTCTCTAGAGGTAATGGAGCCTCTTCGTCATAGCGGTTAGGGATGGACTTACACCACTCTGCTCCTGATTCCCATAAACCTAAGACTAACTCAAGTATTGGCTTATTGATTTTCCAGGCTGTCTTCTGCATAGAGTTAACAGCGTGTAGCATCACATCAATGTCTGAGTTCCTTAGCTCATCGAAGTAGTTACGGTTAGATGTCTTAACAAACTTAACAGGGCGGCAGTTATAAGTGTAGTAAATGCCATTCTCTAAGTTGTCATAGGTCCAATCTCTTGGTGGTACTACTAATGGCCTGTAGGTAGGTGTCGTTAAGCCTAGCTTATCGCTTCTCTTAGAGACCCACTCTAGTGTCTCATCGGTAGCCACCAACCTCTTAACAGTTTTGTTCTTACCCTTAGATTCTGTGACTATTCGGACTAAACCTACAGTCTCAATCAGTATTGATATTAACTTTTCACCTACCTTTAACTGTTTCTTTTTAGGCCATGTGTCCCATGCTTCAATACTTCCATGAACCGCTTCATCAGTCATTGCTTTTTTAATCACCTCCATACGGCGGTAGCCTGTTCTCTTATTAGCAGCATCTATTAGACGTTTCGTAAGAGCCTTGTTCTGGACTCTCAAAGATTCCAACATGAACTCGTCCTGAACTAAATTAGATGCAGTCATGGCAGCATTGGTCAGTGTCATGTTCTTATTACTGATGGTGTTGATAATGCTTTTCATAAACAAGTAAGCAATAACATTAGGGTCACCACCTACCAGGAGCTTTCTTACCCCTGCTGAGTGTCCACCTTTTCTGTCACTCTGTGAGATGTACTCATGGATACCTTTACTGAACTTGGCCAGGCCATGAACCAATAGCGTATTACCATAATCGGAGTTACCTTCTGACCCCTGCTCTTTCTGCTTCTCATTGTTTCTCTTAGCTTTGGTTATGCCACTTTCACGTGAGCTTAATTCCAATCTCTCTTGAATAGAGAACATGTCTTGGGTGTTGCTGGTGGTGGTGGTAATCTTTGGTAGAGTCATTTGACTATCCTTTAGTTTAGTACTGTCCCTATTTAGAGACCATTAGAACGTAGCTATCCCTTGGGCCTTTCATATCCCTTCAGGCTATAGTGCTACACTTGATTATTAGATTTTACTAATGTACTGAATGACACATCAATCCCCCTTGTTTGAGTGTCCGTTTGGTTCCGTTTGGTTCCTGGAAATTACCTTCGTAATTACCGTCGCCATTATACATTGCAGATGGTATTGAATTCAAGACCATTGAGATATAAAAAAGGCCACACCTGAAACACAGATGCAGCCTAAGTTTGAATTAGATTAGAAATATCTAAAGGTGTCGCAATTTCAATAAAATAAAATGGCGCGCCCGAGAGGATTCGAACCCTTAAACGGTCGACATCTTTAAATAGTTCCGCTCATAATTCAATGGGTTAGGCCTAAAGGCTTTACCATTTGGAGCTGCGTTTGACTCCGTTTACCTACGCTTTTACCTGCAGTTTGGTTACCCGTTTGGGTCCCGTTTGTTTGGCTAGCGTCTAAGGCATTTAATCTGCCCTGTTCTAGTGCCTGGATGGCATTGCTCTTGGCCGTGTCCGTGGCTTTAGCATATCGAGCCGTTTGGGTTATGCATGAATGCCCCATTAAACTTTGGACTACTTTTAAATTGACATCATACTCGCACAGCCTGGTAGCAAAGGTGTGTCTGAAGCAATACCAAACCTCGGTAGCTCCCCATCCCATCGTAGGACGCACTAGGCTGTCCCAGAATGCTACGCAGTGCCATTTATAGTCTAACCCTTCAAATAGCCTTTCACCTTTACCCAACCTCCTGACATACTTGTCTAGGACCTGTGCCAACCTTGGCGTGATGGGTAGCTCTCTCTCAGTATCAGTCTTGCAGACTTCTGCAGGTATCCTGATGACCTTAATGCCCATACTGTTCGTAACTATCCAGCTAACCCTTAAGGCGTGTGCCTCGGACCAGGGCCTCATTCCTGTATCTGCTAGCAGTATAATGAAGTCCGTTAAAGACTCATTAATCCAACCAGCATGGAACCTCATGGTGCTAGCTAATCCTAAGATTTCTAGCTCCTCCTCTGGACTAAAATATCTAGGCCTGGAGTTATTTTTCACCTTCTCCCAATGCAGGACTGGGACAGCCTTTAAAAGCCTGCGCTCAGTCATTAATGTGAGCATACTAGATAAGCAATTGAGTTTATTGTTTACCGTCTTGGGCTTGTTCCCCTTTGCCCTTAGCACCTTGACGTAATCGTCTATTGCTTTGGTGTCTATGGCATCCAGCCTCACCATTTTCCTTTGGTCTATAAAGTACTCTTTGAGAGAGCGCCAGTATTGTAGAACCTTTGCTTGGTAACCTTTGCTAGCTCCTTGCCAGCTCTGTTCCCATGTCTCATCAAATGCGTATTGGAGCGTCAAGCTAGTGCCGTGCTTTAGTGTCCCACCTGATGGTCTTAGACCACTAGACATGTCTGCTAAGGCTCTTAGCTCAATCGCTTGTGCTTCTGCATAGTTCTCTGGACCTAATACAAAGTCACTAAACCTATGCCCTTTACGCATTAACTTTATAGACCACCCCGTGCTAGTTTTATGTATAGCCATAAGGTGGTTCTCCTGGTTTTAGAAATAGGTGGGCCAGGTCCTGATTAGCGCCTTACCTTTTTCTGTTAAAACAACATAGCGATACCGCTTGTCGTGTACATCCCTCTCATAGGTAATCAAACCTAAAGTGGGAGCTTTCCGCCCTGGCATTACGTCATCTGAGAGCACCGCTAGAGACCGCGAGGCATTCGCCTTACTTATTCCTAGGTCCTTGATGATGTCCTGGCCGGTAATACGCCCTTGCCTGGCTATTAATAAAAAGGCCCTTAGCTGCTGCCCTGTTAGGTCTCCCATCCCTGCGAAGTCCTCCAATACTTTAGCAACCCCTTTTAAAGCGTCGTTTTGTGTTATTTTCATTATCTGATACTCCATTTATGCTGGAGTAAGTTTAACTTTTGATTATCCTTTAATCAAAGACTATTTTCTTATAGGAACCATTCCTGTAATAATAGTCAAACTTACCTAATCTGAGGTATATAGACCTCATCTTCATATTTAAATCTAATTCAACAAATTTCAATTTGATTTGCATATGCTTTTTTTCCTTTTTTACTTAGGCAGTATTGCCGCCACGGTGTTTTATAAGATTTTGTGTATAAAGCTACAACATTAATCAGTTGTGTACTAAATGAACTACCACTTATTACTTTTATAGGCATAAGGAGCTCAAAAGCGTCTGTAAAAACTACATACCACTCCCACACCCCTTCCCTCATCCACGCCATCTTTCTACACCGCAGACTACTTGCTATATTCATTACAGTCATTAAGACCCCCCACAATCTAGAATTAATTTAAGTACTAAGCGAATATTAATATATCCTCTAAATACTTTCAAGAAACCCTTTTACTTATCTAATTTACCACCCAACAACCCTGGGCAATACCTTAACAGTCCGGATATTATTAAAATAATAATCCTTTTGAATCCATTCGCTAAAAGCCCTTGATTGTAAAGACTTTTAATGCTTGAATTCACTTAAAATCATGCTTATTGCGGGTGTAAATTGGCGACCTTTGACTTATCAAACCTTTGATGCTAAGGAAAGCTAAGGATACTATAGAGGTCCCCAGGACCAGGCAAAATATCCCAAGAAGTGGCCATGTATGTTGATAAAAAGTAATTCCATTTATGACTATTAAAGACGATTCCATTTTTAATTGCTCCTGCAATTCAATACTATTAGTTAAACCGAAAAGAATGTTGTTTGGGTGGCTAGCCTTACAAAGCCGCTAGTATCTCCAATAGCTTCGCCCTTGGCTCTTAAGCCTACGATAACCCCACGTAAATCATCTGGGCGATAGTCTGTTAAGTCGCCGTCTATTACTGCAGCTGATACGCCGTTAATGGTATGAGTGTTGGGCAATGCGCGCCCTCGTTTAACATTAAAAACAACCGCTAGATTATCACCACGTGATAGGACCTTCGCGCTTGATGCATCATTCTCTTCACTCAGTGAATAGGTCAAAGAGTAGTAAGGAGGCAAGGTCGCGCTTGTGCGGTTGTGGTCCTTTGCATAGTCATAAAATTTGGCGGTCGGTGCTGCAGCGTGTAGCAACTCAAGAACGGATAACATTAAACCAACATGGTTAAGCTTTGATTTTTCCCATTTGATATCACTAGTGGCATTCAATCGAAACGCCAAAGCCATGCCTTGCTTGACTGCCTTGTTACGTGCTGCAACAACCTCTTTGATTAGAATAGATACAAATAATGGGCGGTCCTCAAAGTACATTTTGGTCTTAGCAATACGTGCCGCAAGCTTGCCCACCAGATATGCGGGATTTCCTGCAGTATTTAAACAGGCTGCAGCGCATCCAGTTGAGGCCATTGAGCAAGTATTGTATCCGCTCATTTTATATGGTGCTAAATGTAGTGGAAAAGTAAGGACCCCATTTTCTTTGGCATTCTTGGCAATCTTTGGATTG